CCGCGGGAATTGCTACTCGAGAGGTATCACCATCCCCGGCGTCCAGGTGTCAGTGCTGCGAACAAACCAACTACGACCATGGCAATCAGATATCGTCGACACCTTGAAGGGTCCAGCAGACGACAGAACAATCAATTGGGTTTGTGACCCAATCGGCGGACAAGGAAAGACCGCCCTATGCAAGTACATCATAACCACTTTTACAAATGTCCTTTTCATGTCTACCTCTTCCGCTAAGGACGCACAATACCAGATCATAAAATCTGACGACGTTTTTTCCATATGCCTCTTTAACTTTCCCCGCTCGTCAGAGGGTTTCATTTCTTACGCCGCATTTGAAAGTATAAAAGACGGCTTGGTGTATTCGGGTAAATACAGCGGTGGCTACAAACTCTTCCCTCCCCCGCATGTATACATTTTCGCAAACTGGCTCCCCGACACATCAAAATTAACAAATGACCGATGGAATATAATTGAACTTTAAAAACATTTTATTACACGGAGACGTCGGCTCCCTTTGGTCGCCTCCTGACCTCCAGGGGTCGCTCACGCGACCCCTATTATTCTATACAGTAGGGGTGGGGGATTCTAACTAGGGGTCTAATTTAAACTAATTACTGTTGATCGAAACTAAAGGACATATTATAGGTGCTTCTAACATTAACAACCGCCGGAACTCCTAAGAAGTTCCCAGTAGTCTCGTACGCAACTATATAGAACACCAGCATAGATCCATTCTTATGATGGGAATTAACATCAATCTTTTGAGGACGAACTCTAAACCCTTGCTTCCAGCATCCACCACCTTGCAAATGAAACTCCTTAGCGAATACTAGTCGTCCCAATTGATTGAATTCCGGTGTAACAGTTGGATCCCATCCAATCTTATGAGGAGTACCTCCCGGAATAATCGTATTATCAGGGTTTGCATTCGTCCAAACAGCCCATAATTTAACCTTGACATTATCTTCTAGCTTCTCAGAAGACACTTCTAGAGTGCAGACTCCTCCACGAATAACAATAGCTTCACTAGCACCTCCACCACCAGACCCAGCATCTATCGGTTGAGCACCACCAGCAGGTAGCCAAAAGTCCGTTCCGTAATTTATACTAGCAAATCCGTGAACGTCCGCAGTAGTCGAACTATTAACGACAGCGCCAATACTATCGAAAACACAATTAATAGTCCTATAGTGATTCTTGAATTGCGTAGTCCGATATAACATAGACCGGTACGCCCGAGGACGCATACGACGTTTAGACTTATACGGTATAACAGAACCCGCATAGTTGCTCTTATCCGTTATCTGGTTACCGCCACGCCGCCGGAAAAACCTCCGAGAGGGGCCCGAGAACCGTGCCCGCTTCCGGAAATAAGGGGCGCTACGCGCGCGGCGGTATCGTTTACCTAGAACCATTTTAGGCATTGTGGCGTTCAGGGTTACGAGTGCCGTAATTAATTTAGGGGGGTGGCGCGCTATTTATACCACCGGGCCACCCGAGCCACAATAAGCTGGCGGGGCTCCCCGCCTCTCGCTTATAAAAGGCTCCGGCCTGAGAGGCCTCCGGAGGGGGGTAATACTAGCCCCCTCCTTCGGCGCGCGAAGCCAACATGTCGGAATGCCCAGACAAGCTAGAAACCGTTCCAGAACATGGTGTTTTACCTGGAACAACTACGCTCAAGACGACATCACCTACTTACAAGAACACTTCGCCGCCGAAAACGCCAGGTATATATTTTAAGGGGCTCGGTGGCTCGGCAGTTTTGCTTTAAGCTCTAACAAAACCCCAGATATATTTTCCAACAGGAAATCGGTGAAAATGGAACACCCCATCTCCAAGGGGTTGTACACTTCCAAAACCAGGTGGCGTTCTCGACCGTCCACGCCATATCCTTATCCGTCCACTGGGAAAGAACAGCAGACTTCAGAGCTTCAATTAAATATTGTTCAAGTGCTGAAAAGCGCCGCGGGAATTGCTACTCGAGAGGTATCACCATCCCCGGCGTCCAGGTGTCAGTGCTGCGAACAAACCAACTACGACCATGGCAATCAGATATCGTCGACACCTTGAAGGGTCCAGCAGAC